CCTTTCTGTTCGCCAAATTCTTGCTGATTCTATGTCTTGGTGGGACAAGAACAATTCTACCGATGTTTGGAACATTATGAACAAAGAAGAGGATCGTTGCTTCAAGGTGTTCGATCTCTGAACTGGTACAAGGGGAGCAGCAAAGCTCCCCATCACCTACTAGACTACTCAAGTACAAACAACTTCAACATCATGGGACTCGATTCTTATTTGTACGCAAAGAAGTTTGTTGCTTCTGCGTCTTGGGAAAGTGAGGAAGAATGTAAAACTGTTAAAGAAATTGCCAATCTTATGGGTGGTAATGATTTTCTATATGATGATTTGCAATTTGCTGAAGTTAAGCTTCAACTTGCACATTGGCGTAAGGCAAATCAAATTCACAAATTTTTTGTAGATGTTTGTGGTGGAGGTACAGATGAGTGTCAAGTCATTTATGTTGATCGTGATAATCTGAAGGATCTCATAGAGAAGTGCGAATCTATCCTGGAAGATCATTCTAAAGCAGAAGAACTGCTACCATCGCAATCTGGATTCTTTTTTGGTGGCACTGAGTATGATGAATGGTATTTTGCGGATCTTGAGCGAACTGTCCCCATTCTTAATAAAATCCTAGAAAGTGCCCCAGAAAATTGGGAATTTGAGTACCGTGCCTCTTGGTAAAAATTAATTACGGAGATTTATTATGGACACAACAGAAAAACTAGCAAATGCATTTCTTGCACTGATGATTCTTTTTATTGCTGGCATTCTTGTCTCGGCCCCATTCACTCAATGGAACTCTGCAGGTGTAGTTCAAAAACAACTGAACACACAATGTGGAACTAATTATAGTCAACTGGATGTGCTTCTTTCTGGCGAAAAACTGACTGAACTTTGTAAAATTAAGAGTCAAGAATTACTTGTCAAACAACAATGAGGGACAGATAGGTAACTGGCACAAGACCCAGACCGCAGTCCAGCTCCACCGGTTATACTAAGTTCATCGACAACAGGCCAATGCAAACCGCCATCGTCACTCCCAAATCGAGCAAAGCCAAGAATCGCCTTGCAAATCTTATGGATCGGAATGTAACCTGTTTTGTCGAGCAGCAGAAAGATGGTAAAGTCTTTCTTGCCTCTAAGAACAGAAAATACTTTTTCTGGGTAGACCTCAATTCAGATCTTAACTGGATCGTGTCTCTCTGATTCTTATGGGAATGGTAGTTGCCCTAAAAGTCTCCAAACCGTCCATTTTCTTCATTATTTTCTCAACCGTGGCTACTACTCAAGAACTGCTCAGCAACATTCAGTCCCAGATCGAAGAGTCCCAGCAAGCACTTTTGCTGATTGCAGATCAAATTGCACAGCAAACTGCCCAACAAACTGAAGAAGCCCAAGAAGAAGAATCAAACGATTCACTGGATTGTGATCTTGTTGCACTGATCACTGATGTAACTGATGTACGCATTGATCGTATGACCAATGAGTATCAGCTTCGCATCAAAGATGTTGAGCGTGTCAATGTGGCATTTGAGATTATCCTCGCAGATTATTTCACTGATGAGGAAGTCAATCACATTATGGGTCGCCTGAACTTCTGCCGTCGCATCAATGACTTTGGTCATATGCGTTCTGTTTATGAACTCTACAAGGATGTTCCTGCTCTGCGCGAACTGATGAAAGCTGTTTGTGCTGCTTATCGTCTGAATGTCAAAGAGTATGAAGATCGCTCCGCTAGCTCTGGCGATCGTTCAATCGTGAAATATGCCATGGCCTGCCCTGACTGTGGTGAACTTGCTTCTAGCATGATCAACACAATGATCTCTGCCGGTCTTAAGATGTGAACTGAGTTCACATAAGCATTAAAAAGGAGCCTCGCGGCTCCTTTTTTTGTTTTTAGTTTTATTTATGACTTCAGCCGTTAATAATAGAATCAATCCATTCCTCAGACATTGCAGCCATCATGGAGATTGCATTCTCTTCAGATTCGCAATAACCTTCATCTAAAAGATGATCTAGGACGAGATCATAAAAATCATAAGATTCACGAACTTGAATGTCACTTAGTTTTGTAGTTGGCTTTCTACTTGCAGATTTGGTGGTGGAACTAGCAGAAGTTTTCTTGTCCTTCTTTTCTCTTTCTTTTCTTATTCTTTCTACAATTTCTCTCTCTTCGTCGGTAAGTGGGAAACGATGCGCACGATCGGGAGTTCCAGGAACTAAACGCTTCTCATCAATTTCCACATAAGATTCTTCCATATTTGGGCGATTCATGACAGCACGAATTTTATTTGCTCTCTTTCCTTGTCCTCTTTTTTCTAGTGCATTTGCTCTGGCTTTCATTCTATCAGCAGGCGTCATCGCAAGACCAGGATCTTGTTTGGTCACATCTACACCTGCTCTTTTAGAGCGAACCACACCAGATTCTTTTGGTTCACCATGAGTGATGGATCTAGATCTTGCATTTGATCCAGCTTTTCTACCAAATACTGCAGCATCAGTACTGAATTGCTGGAATACTTTTTGGCTTGGGCTTGATACTTCACCAGTGTACTTACCAGTTTTAGGATCAACTCTACCGCCAAATCCTTTCACTTCATTGATGTCATCATAAACAGAAAGATAAGCTTCTATAAGATCTTGCATGAGATTTTTAATTGCACAATAAAAATATTTATCAAAATAAATATATAAAACACTAAAATCTTATGACTTTCCCGATTAATGAAGAGCAAGGATTGTGGGATAATATTCATGCGAAAAGACGAAGAATCAAGGCTGGATCCGGTGAAAGAATGAGGAGACCTGGATCTGAAGGTGCTCCAACTGAGAAAGCATTGAAGCAATCCCAAACAGAAGAAATTGATATTTTCGACTTTGTGTATGATTTTCTAATTTCCGAGAATCTTGATGAGCAGGATGTGTTGGACATCATGGCTCGCGTCCCCATCGAAGAAATTTTAGAAGTTATCGAATTGGACGAGGAATATAAGGATCTTACACCAGAAAAAGAAGAAAGAGTCAAAGGTAGAGTAGGCGAACTTGCAAGAGATATACAAGTAGGTGCAGCAAGAGTCAAAGAATTGAGAAATAAGCCATTTGCTAAGCATCGTCCTGGAATTCAAAAGCAAGCAGCAGAACTCATCAAAAATGTCAAGAAAAAGCATCAATTAGTACAAAATGCTTCTGATGCACTCATTCGCACTTCTGTAAGTCGTGAGGCAAAAGGAAGGAAGAAAATTGAAGATGTCAAACAAAGATTGAGAGATCTTGGAGAAGAGCCATGAAAACATTTTCACAGTTTCTAGAACAAGTTGGCCATGCGCCTCAAACATCACAACAGCAAACTACTGCAAGACAGTTAGATATGTCAAAAAGAAGAAGACATTCAAACATTGTAAAAAGTACAATGAAAAGTGCAAGTTCTTACGATAAAGAACAACAGCATGATATTAAAGACATCGAAGATCGCAGATCATGAAGACATTTGGAGAATTTCTTGAGGAAGCAAAAAGAATCAGATTTTTGAATGTGTATCGTGGAGATTCCAAAGAAGTTGCCAAAGGGATACAAAAAACAAAAATGCTCGATCTTCCGAGTATGGTGTTTATGGTCCAGGTGTATATGCAAGTAGCGATAAAAATGTAGCTAGATATTATGCTGGAGACTCTGGTGATGCGGCGGGAGTCACGAAATCAAGAATTCCAACAAAAAGAATTAAAACTATTCGTACACCAGAGCATAGTGATAGTGAGGGAATTCAAAAGGGAAGAGAGGCTGTCTATGGCAATCCTAGGAACTCTGTGAGAATTAAAAATGCTGCGAGTCATATGGAAAGAACTAGAAATGCTTCAAATAAAAAACCAAAAGGAACTGAATCTGATTATCTTGTAGTGAATCCAGACACTTTTAATCGAGGAATAACAACACAACCAACATTCAGAGCACAAGGTAAACCAAAAAGAACAAAAACTCAACCAAAAAGATCATGAAAACATTTCAACAATTTTTACAGTTTCTCGAAGAAAAGAAAAAAGACAAAGAGCCCAAATTCAGCAAAAAACAACAAAAAGAACTGACAAAAGGAATTGTCGTTAACGAACCAAAAGATTTGCAAATAGATTCAGATGGAACAAAAACTTACAATTTGAGTAATAGTCCAAGACCAGTTCCAACGGAACCAAATTCACCAGAAAGAAGAATTCAGACAAAAGAAATTGAACGCCATGGTGCAAAACAGTTTAAGAAATAAATAATCTAAAATCTATCAAATTCTTATGGACGATTTAATCGAGGCTTATCTATCTGTTTATGAAGATAGTGACATCAAATCAAGAGCAGAGGCAGCAGTCGATCATCAAAGACATGGCGATCATGGTATGGCAGAAGCAGTAGATGATGAGGGTAGAGCATATCGTAATCCATCTGATCGTAAACCAAGTACATCTTCTTCTGGATCTAGACCTGTAGTAACCACTCCACATAAAGATGCAGAACAAGAATTAAAAAGAACAGACCCAAAAAAAGCAGCAGCAAAAAGAAAAAGATTAGCAGCAAATATATTAAGACAATCAAATGAAGAAGTAGATCTTTATGATGTAGTTCTTGATTATCTTCTCGATGAAGGTTATGCTGATACTGAAGAGAATGCCATCACAATTATGGCAAATATGAGTGAAGAATGGATTGATGACATTCTTGATGAGGCAAAGGTAGATCAGGATTTAACACCTCTTCAAAAAATTAGAAAAAGAAATAAAGAATATGCTCTTCCTGGAGAACCTGCAGGACAACAAACTTCAAATCGTAGAGCAGAAAGAAGTTCTACTAGAGGAGTTAAACAAAAAAAAGGTGCTAAAAGTGCTTTTGGAACTATGAGGAACATTGGTGGTCCCTATAACTAGACACCTCAAAAACTGTCCACTCTCAGCCCTCAGAGCAATCTGGGGGCTTTATACTAGGAATGTCAACAGCCCCACAATCTCATGACCACACGAACCGAGATGATTGATCTGCTGGAAGAACTTGTATCCAAAGATCGAGATTTGTTGGAAACGATTATTCAAGAATATGTCTTGAACATGAGTGACTCAAAATTTGATGAACTCGAAGATTTTATTGTAAACAATTTTGAGACATGACTGATAGACAACAACTACTGAATCATATTAAGAATCTGATTCAAGAAAGAGACAAACAAACACAACAGAATATCATTGATTCAATCAATGATGATATTGAGTATTATCAAAATCAAATTGATTTCCTGAACGATGGCAACCTTTCAAGCGGATATTAAAACCACACCAACTGGATCAGTTTATACTGTGACAGTTGAGGCTGGTGCATCATATGTTGCAAAACAAGAAATTGAGCGATTGTATCGTCCAATTTTTATTCATAATTTAAGACAAGTTTCGTCATCAAATTCGCCATCTTATTCACCAGAAGTCTCATGGGCTGCGATTGGTTTGATCGGATTTTTTCTTTTATTTGCAATGTTTACGCCATGGATTCTGATGGTATTGGGTGGTGCAGTAGGAACTAAATTTGGTGAAATTGCAGCGGGTCAATCACTCGAAGAATATACGCAACGAGAAGATGATCATGGTCATAAACGGGCAGCATTTGTGATTGCACTGGCACTGATCTTTGGTGGCATTGGATTCACTCAAGGACAATCTCTTCATCAAGAATTCAATCAAGAATCTCAGCCCCAACAAGTCAAATGATGTCCACTCGATCGCCACTCAAAAAGCATATTCTACAACAGGCCATTGCCGTTGCTATGGCATCCGATGCTCCCAAAAAAATGGGGGCTATTTTACTTGATAAACGAAATCGTGTGATTGCAAGTGGGACGAATTCCTACGAGATTACACATACTCAACAATTTTATGCTGCGGTTATGGCAGCAAATAAGTACAAGCAACCAAGTCTAAAGCAGAAGCAATATCTTCATGCGGAACTTAATTGTATTTTAAAGTCAAGGCATCCAGGACATAAGATTGTAATTTGTAGAATTGGTGGTCATGGTGGAACAGAACTGAGAGATAGTTTTTGCTGCCCAATTTGCTATTTGTACATCACAAAAAACTGTCCGACGATTAAGGAAATTCATTGGAGCACAAGCGAACAGGATTTTAACTTTATGAAAATTTGATGGACAATAAGCAAACTGTCCACCACATCACACTAAACTCATCAGTATCTGCTAGAATACACACGGCAACAAACATTCCAGTTATGCTTCCAGATCAAATTCTTGAGAAACCAAGTATCAAAAAGCATTATGGTAATAAAATCATTTCTGGCTATCCAGAAAAACTGATTGAATTTGAAAAGAATAATGTTATCGAGAATACAGAAATCATTCAATCAATCTGGCCGTATGTTTCGTTTGATATTATTCGGAATCATATTGAACTTCTTGAAATTATAAAATTTTCATTGAGTGACAATACAATTGATTGGATTCGTTCTCATACAAAAGTAGAAAGTTTTCTGCATATGCTTGATCATCATTATCAAAAGATTGGATGTATTGAAATCAATGAATATGCAGGAGATACATTTGATCAACTGAATAAACTTCTGGAAAAGTCCGTAGAAGTTCCTGCGCCAAAACGATGGAGAATGGTGGAGTTTCATGATCATATTTCGGAACTGTATCTGGAACACACCACAAATAATGTCCCCATTGAAACTCTGATTGAACCAAAGACAATCGACGGATACACTATTTGGCAACCAAAGGAAAGTTTGGATCTTGTGTTCTGGGGTAGGAAAGTGAAGAACTGTGTTGCTTCTTATGAAGAACGCATTGGTGATAGTATCTGGATCTTCTTCATCGAAAAGAATGAACAATCATTTTATACGGTAGAAACCGATAAGAAATTTAACATCAAACAGATTGTGACACAGTGTAATGGATCTGTGAATGTTGAACAACAAAATCTTGTACATGATTTGATTCTGAAGGCAGTACAATGAACAACATTCTTGAACTTTCTTATGATGAAAAACTCAAAATCATCCAAGATCCAAGTACACCATCAGAAACTCTAGTAGTTCTTGCAACTGACAAAAGTATTTTGATTCGTGGTGCTGTTGCGGATCATCCAAACACATCACAGGAAACTCTAAAAGTTCTTGCGGAGGATAAGGATTCTTATGTTCGTTGTCATGTTGCAAGAAATGGAAATATCCCAAAGGAATTGTTAGAGCAGTTCTTTGAGGATAATGATGATTTTGTTCGTAGATTTGCGGCACAAAATCCAAACACAACCGAAATTATGCGTCGTTTATTATTAATGAAAAATGACTGAAACTCCTTTTAATCTTGCGAGGAATCCAGATACATCATCAGAAACTCTAGCAGTTCTGGCGACTCATGAGAATTCTTATATTCGTGATCGTGTTGCAAGACATGAGAATACATCATCAGAAACTCTAAAATTACTTGCATCTGATATTGATGATTATGTTCGGATGAAAGTCTCATGGAATCCAAATACGCCACCAGAGACATTGATTAAATTGATTTCTGATGAAAAGTGGGATGTTCGTTGTGGAGCAGCAAACAACAAAAACGCCCCAGAACTTGCTCGTCGTTTACATCTGATGAATGATTGATGGATGAATTTCTTACTGTCGAAGAAAAAATTAATATTGCAAAGAATCCAAACACATCAGCAGAAATTTTATCTGAATTGGCAAAGGATAAAAATGATGGGATTCGTTGTGCAGTTGCAATGAATCCAAATACCCCAGAAAAAGTCTTATTCTCTTTGTTATTAGAAGATAATTGTTTTTCTGTTGTTTATGATGTAACACAAAATCCAAATGTAACAGAACTCATGTGTCGTATGTATCTGATGAGATATTATAATTATGAAGAAGGTATGCATTGGTGATGATGAACATCAGATCCCATCTCAAACAAAGGCATCTTAACACAGATCTACATCCAACGATCATTGATGAAGAAACAAACACCGCCACTTTTCTTTTATACACTCTAACCGGAAAACTAGCAGGTTATCAGCAATACAGACCACATGGTTCAAAAACAATCTTCAATACAAAGGAACAGTCGAAATACTACACCTACAGAAACAAGTCATATCCTACAGTAACCTTATTTGGAATAGAAAGCTTATACTCACCACACAAACCAATCTTTCTTACGGAAGGTATATTCGATGCAGCTCGAATGACAAGTCTTAATTTCTCTGCATTAGCAACCATGGCAAATGATCCACCAAGAGATTATATGAACTTTCTTCTTATGCTCAATCGTCCAATTATAGCAGTCTGTGATAATGATAAAGCAGGAAGAAAGTTAGCAAAATTCGGTCACTATACAGAAGTTCCAGAAACAGATCTTTCTGATGCATCAGATAGCTACATTGAATATCTCATAAGTAAGTATATAAAACTCTAAACTTCTTATGAAATCATATTCACAATTTCTGGAGGATGTATCACAGGCTCTCACAACAATTGAAAAAAATTATAAAAGAAAACATCCAGATGTAAAATTATCGTTTTCTCATTCTCCAAGATCTAATACAATTAGAGTGAATAATATCCGTATTCCTAAAGAGAAGCAAGGACAAGGAATTGGATCAAGAGTTATGAAAGGTATATCAAATGTTGCAAGAAGAAATAACTTACCAGTAACATTAACACCAGAACCAGATCAAGGTAAAAAGAAAGCATTAGATCGTTTTTATAATAAACATGGATTCAGTAAAAATAAGGATCAATCTATCTCTGATACGATGATTAAGTATCCAGGATAACAGTATCATGGGCTCACACAGAATTTGATCAAAATCTTATGATTTTAGTTAAAAATATCGTATTTTTGTTTAATTTTTAATTAAAAAGCTTATTTTAATTGTTTTTTGTGATTTTTTAGTTTTGTTGTGATTATATAACAATAGTGTTATATTGTCATTCTTAGTGTCTTATTCTTATGAATTCTTATGATATTTTAACCGTCTTATGCCTCTAGTTTCTTGTGAATTCTTATGATATTTTTGGGTTCTTATGTTAATTTTAACCGTCTTATGCCTCTAGTTTCTTGTGAATTCTTATGATATTTTTGGGTTCTTATGTTAATTTTAACCGTCTTATGCCTCTAGTTTCTTGTGAATTCTTATGATATTTTTAGGTTCTTATGTTAATTTTAACCGTCTTATGCCTTGCGGTTTAGGCCGTCGCATTATAGCACGCGCTCGCGTTTTTGTCAAGGGGGCGCGGACGGAAAAATTACTGACACACCCCCATAAGACTCATAAGACCCACACCGACTCATAAGAATCCCAAATATCACAAAATCCAATCACGCCCACCCCCAATCATAAGAACATCAAATATATCAGATTCTTATGAGTAATTCGAGTTTTATGAGTATTGCTTATGAGTCGCACATTGTAACAATTATTTCAGAGCAGGGTTAGCGTGGCTTACTGTTCGTCATCGAGCTTCGGGCTCTGTCTCTTCTCTTATGACATAAGAATAGCAAGACATGAGACGGTATGACAGGATGGTGTGCCACTTGTTTAACTGGCTCACAGGAGATTTTTTTGAGATTTTTTCCTGTATATTTTGAATGTTGAGATTTCGTTTTTTTCTCATGCAAGTTCTTGGTTATGTTCGTTCTCTCTGCGAAGCACTGGAGACCGACTTTCGTCTGTATTCAACGAGAAGCCATAGAGAGTCTGTAAGACGAGAGATTAACATGGATTATCATAATCGTTGTCTGCAAGAGATTGCAGATGGTACTTATGATTTTGGTTATGAATTTGTAATTGAAGAAGGTAAGAAATACTATAAGGTGATTATGATTGCAAATGGTTCACGAAGTGTACATTGTTTTGTAGATAAACAAACTGGTGATGTTTACAAGTCTGCATCATGGAAATCACCTGCCAAAGGTATTCGTTACAATTTGTTAGATGCAGTTTCACGCGAGCAATGTTATCGTAGGGCAAACTGGAGCGGTGGGTATCTTTACGCACAATAATAATCATAAGGATCGAAAGATCCTTTTTTATTGTTTATACTTTATTATTTTGTGACAGGGTTAGCGTGGCTTACTGTTCGTCATCGAGCTTCTTGCTCTCCCCCTGTTGTTGATACAACTATAGGGCATCCAGGGTCTTATGGGGTGATGAGTGGACACTTAAATCAGTGGCACAGTGATGAGTGAATTCCCATAAGATCTCATGCCATACTGATCTCGTTCACCACCTGAACCAATGTCCTACACTCAATTCGTTGCCACTGCTACTCTTACTGTCTGTGAGGGTTTCAATCTTCAATCCTATCTTGATGCAATCTCTGAGCGTTGTGTTAAGGAAGAGAACTTCATCTTTGAAGAGTATGGTGAAGCTGGTGGGAAAGTCGATGTAGATTTTAGTTCTTATGTTCGTGAGTCTGGTGGAAACATTCTCATCGAAGTTGATACTGAAGAGTATAATTCTAACAGTGAAGTGTGGGATTGGCTGATTGATCAGTTCATTCCTGTGATGAAATCTGATTATGTGAAGGTCAAGTCTGCAACGATTGATAGTCGTTCCGGTGTAGACATTGACTTCTCACTATACAGTAAGATGGGTAAGGTTGTTGATCTTGATGAGATTCTGCAAACTTATGAGAAGACTGTGACACTCGTTTAACTGGCTCCTGCAGGGGATTTCTTGTGGAATCTCCTGTAGATTTGAATTGTTCAAAAACCGTTTTCTTCTCATGACTGAACAGTATCTTGGTCTCGGTGGTATCGAGTTAATCGGTACGGATACTTTTAGGTATAAAGAAAACACTGCATTTCGTTATTGCTTCCAAACCTGGAAAGTCTTTAACATTCAAGAGAATACAATCGAAACTGATAGGTTTTATGTGTGGGCTGATGCAGTAGATAAAGCCTACAAGATCGCAGTGGATCATGTGTATCGTGAACATAATGCACCTTATCATGAGGCAGTAGATTCAGGTGAAGGTGGTGGTCGTTATGAAGTGAATCTCAATGAACAACATCGTGAAGTTGAGGTTGAAACTGATGAACAGTGGCACACTTTAATGTATGGTCATCGTGATGATTTTTACCTAGGTTGATAGTATTGCTGGGAGTCTGACAGTATCACAGGCTCCCACAAGATTTTTATATTTTTTTCGTTTTTTTTCGTTTTAATTTCGTTTTTCGTATTTTTTGGCAGGGTGACTGTGGCTTACTGATCGTCATTGAGCTTCTTGCTCTCCCTTGGTTGTTGAATACAGTCTACCATGCCATAAGATCCAGAACGACCATAAGGTGTGCCACTTAATTACTGGCACAAGGCGGCTGGATCTGGTCGGCACAGCATGAGAGACTATAGGAGTCGAAAGGGATTCCACCCATGGCCGTCGATTCACTCTCCAAGACCGTCTACCGTCAGCTGTTCACTGAAGAGCAGTGGCTGATGATCTACATGATGATCGAAAATGCTTATGACGATAATGTGTGGAGTCATGACGATGCTGATACTATTCGCAGAAAGATTCGCCTCTTATGTGATTTTATTTGATAATTCTTAACATAAGATATACTAATACAAAGGATCATAAGATCCTTTTTTATTCTTTATACTTAACTATTTCATGGCAGGGTTAGCGTGGCTTACTTATCGTCATCGAGCTTCGGGCTCTCTTCTTCTCTTGTTGCTAATAGTCTAGCAGGTCATGGGGCCAATGGGACGGATGCTGACCAAATTGGGACAGTTCTAGGAGTGGCACAAGACCCATAGACCGCTGGCTTCTGTGGCTGGTATCTTTAAGGAGTCGAAGGGAATCACCCCCAATGAACACCGACCTCCAGCAGATCACCGCCCAACTCGCCACTGTAGCAGAGTCCCTGACCACGCTGCAAGAGGCTCTGGCACTGCTTCAGGCTCAACAGGCACAACAGCCCACAACAGCCACTAGCAACGCTCTTGCGCCTTTCTCCGCTTTCCTGATGGTGGAGCTGACACCTTACTTCGGCGGAGCTGGCGCTAAAACTATTGTTGATCGTCTGAATCGCTGCAAAGAGATCAAAGACTATCGCTTCTTTATTCCCATCTATAAGCTTGCTGATGGAGATCTTCAGAAGCGTGAACTTCTCATTCTTATTTCAGCTGTTCATCGTTACAAATTCATCTACAGCAAGCATCACAATACTCCCCAAAAGTACAGCCTGAAGTCTGACATCAAATACGCAAAAGCTTGCCCCCATTGTGGTGCACTTGCTGCTGTTCTTTATGATCGTCTCGTGAAGGAAGGTCTGTTCTGATGCGAATCTTCATCTTTGTCTTCGCTATTGTGATCTTTGGCAATAGTGTGGTTGCATCTATCAAAGCAGCCAAATCTGCTGATACAAAAGCAGCAGAACTCATTTGTAGAGTTACGGAGTCTTGCTGATGGAAATTGTTCAAACATTTGACATCAGAACTAAAGAACTCTACTGGACCTTTCAAGATACCAACAAACACATTTGGTATTTCAAAGCTCATGAAGTACAGAGCTTTATGGACATTCGCCACCGCATTCTCCGATGATTGAACTACTCGCTGCTGCCTACATGATCGGTCAGATGCAAATCTCACCGACTGTGATTCAAACTGAATACATCAACGAAGACAAGGAAATTATCGTTACATTTGAACAGGTAAAAGAATAGGTATCACAGTATCACAGGCCCACAGAAAGGAGAGATTTTTCTCTCCTTTTTTTCGTATTTTTTTCGTTTTTTCGTTTTCTTTCATTTCCTTGTGCCAGCTGGTGAACCGGTGCAGGATCTCATGAGAAGCCCCCAGAAGCCCCCACAAGGCGCTATAATTACGGAGTCAACGCAAGACACCCCATGGCTGCCATTATCCCTGATCCCAACCGCAAGTGGGTCAAAGGCACTCCCTACCGTACCGTGTGCAATGAGGTCTCAAAGGATGGTACAGTGATCGGCATCGGCACTATTGAGATCTGGGACTACGCTCGCGCAGTCGGTGTATGCTACGCTTCCCCACTACCTAAGCGTGAAGAACCACAACTCGGTGATCTCTTTCTCGAAATGTTTGGTGCCTAATTGAGTCTTATGGGCTGGTGTGTAGGTATCACCAGCCCCCCTACAATTTGAAATAAAAATTAAAAAATCGTTTTTTTCTTTTCGTTTTTCGTTTTTTTCTTGAGTATTTTATGGCAGGGTTAGCGTGGCTTACTTATCGTCATCGGCCTTCGTGGCCTCGTCTTCTCTTGTGACCATAGTCTACCACAGAATTGACCCAGCGCCACCATTGGCGGCCACAGCCAGCCAGTTCAACCACTGGCACAAGACCCCATAGACAGCAGCGAGTCCAGCTGTTACTGTATGGGAGTCGTTCGGAACTGATCCGATGTTCGCTGTTCTTCCCTCTGGTGATGAGTTTGTCCGCAAAGATTCCCAATGGTACATTGATCTGGCAGATGCTCACTATGCTGCCTTGGATTGGAGTGCAGAACTGAACGGTCGAGTTGTTTATATCTACGAACAATCTAGGAAAGATTTTAAGATTATCACAAAAGTTTGGGCATAAGAAATAACAAGGATCTTATGATCCTTTTTTTATTCTTTATACTTAACTATTTTTTCGCAGGGTGAGCGTGGCTTACTGTTCGTCATCGGCCTTCTTAGCCTCGCCTCGTTTGTGATCTTAGTCTAGCAGACCGGCAGCCGATCCGCGAGCCGATCCGGCAAATTCAGCCGGTTTGATCACTGGCACAAGTTGGCTATGGCGGCTGTGGATCTGAGTTGTAGGATGGCGGAGCAATCGCAATCCCTCCAATGCGTAAGATCGAAGCCGCCATGAATGACGCCATTCTGAAGTGTCAGGATTGGCAGAAAGACAATACAAAGGTGATATATTCGCCTGAAAGAAAGGCGTCCTATGTTCACCTTTATGGCCACCACATCGCTACGGTTGGTGATAATTTTGTCGAACTCTACAGCTGTGGTTATAAAACAACCACAACGAAAAGCCGCCTGAATGCTATTCTGGCAGAGCATGGAATCGCTGGTGAGTGTGTCTTTCAGCGCAAAGGTGAGTGGTTTGTGCACAAATTTGTGGGGCAAGCTGGCACCGTTCCGGTGTTCGTGGAGAAAGAATTTACAGAGGGAATGATTCTCTCCTGATCGCAAACTCTCTGGGGATAGAGTATAACATCCCCACATTCATTCGCTATTCTTTCTCATGCAAAGGTCTGAATCTGTGCTTACTTATCACCAACCTGTTCTAGGTGTGAGTGTAGGTGATCAGCTGCAATCAATCGCCATAGATCTAGAATACTTCCAAGATCTGCAAGCTGATTGTAACGATCCTCTAGAATTGCTGGATCTAAATGTAGCAATCAAAATGCTACAGGCTATCACCAACTACCTACAATCCTCCTGAGGTTCTCATGACAATCCGCATCTCTTTCTTTGCACCTTACCCTCGCTTTAATGGCGAGAGAAAGCATCAAGAATTCAAGTCAATTTCAGAGGCTAAAAGAATGATCGAATTCTACAATTCTTTGGGATCTTATGATGCAAAAGTCGAAACTTTCGCAGAAAAAGAATAGTTAAAGTTTTATGTCAGGGCGGCCACCGATGCCGCCCTTGGCATGGTAGGATAGGTGAAACCGGCAGAGGGTCCGAAGCCCAGCGACGAAAGTGAGCCACGCTAACCCTGCCATGAAATAAAAGTGTGACGGATTGTGACGGTTTCGTGATCTGAGGCACGGTGTCGCCTTCCTAGGTTCTAGATTGGCGGAGCCAATGCAATCGAGCCATGCAAACCGCCACCGCCGACCGTTCCGCCGCAATCGCACGCGCCTCGCGTCATGCCGCCCTGGGCGACCCTCAAACCCTCACTGTGACCGCGCGTGGGGAGGCTGTGAGCTTCACCAGCCGCCTGAGCGATGATGCCGCGCAAGACCTGCTGCAGTATTGCTCCGGGCGCTTTGCCGCTTCCCTGTGGCAGCAGTCTCACGATCGCGGCCTGTCACCAGCTCAAATGGCCTGGGCTCACAAGCTGAGCTGTGATCTGCTGCAGGCAGAATCTGCAGAGGATGCTAACAGCGAGCCGCAGTTTAATAGGCTCTTCAGTGTATTTCAGGCTGCAAAGTCTCGCGGATTGAAGCGACTCACACTGCGTTTAAGTGGTGTGAATGTTAAGCCAAACCGTGATCTTACAACTCTATGGGTTACTTCTCAGACTGAAACTGAGGAGGGTAATTATGGCCCACAGCCCAAATACCTTGGGAAGGTTACACCTAACCGTTTAGATTCGCGTCTTGCCGATGAGGTTAAAGCGGTGCTTTTAGAGGCTGCCAGTGATCCTCTCACCGCTGCAATCCGCTACGGTAAGGAAACCGGAAGCTGCAGCTGCTGCGGTCGTGATCTCACAAACCCTGACTCGATTGCGGCAGGAATCGGTCCTATCTGCCGTGAAAAGTTCGGCCTCTGATTATAGCTAACTGTCCTGGGGTATGACATTAAACTGCCCCCACAATCCCATCGCTTTAGATTCTCATGATCAGCAATCGCGGCACCATTGTTTACACTCCCAACAGTGCAGATCTGGTGAAAATTTATATCGAAATGTGTGAGATTATCGTATGCTTTGCAGTCGCAATCGTGAAGGAATTGTTTACTCTAACCGCTCGCGCAGTTAGCTTCATTCAGTCTTGGCAAGAATGGCGTGGAATGTATCGCATTGGACCTGTAGAAGTGGGGTTTGATCTACAACAACAATGGGACGATTTAGAGGTAGTTTGGTATACCTGGGATGTAAATGGTGTGGGGGTTAGTGTCTACTGGTGTAGGCAAGATGGCTGGGTTAAGATCAACTGGTAGTTAGGATCTTATGGGTGCACAGTATAAACAACTGTGCACCCGTATTCTTTACAGTATTAAAAGCGTATAAAGGTATAAAGTGACAGTACACAAAGTGGCACAGGGACAGTCCCCAAGCCGCCCATGCCGTGGTATCCTGAGGCCATGCGTCGGTTAATAAAAAACAGGTACCATAAGGCTACAAAATTAGGTACACCCCATCATAATATTCCAATCATAAGAATCAAAAAATCCGCCGACCATAAAAAAATCACACAAAACCAATCATAAGAATCACTTCCCAGAAAAAAATCCGCCGACCATAAAAAATTCACAAAAACCTCACATAATAAAAAATCTGCCGACCATAAAAAAGCTTACAATATCTCATGCTAAAATCAACTATAAGAACAATTTCCCCACAAAAAATTTCCGCCAGAAAAAATCGCCCAAAACCCCCCACGCCTTATTGGAATTTTTGGAAAGTTGTGTTTGCTGGATGGTTGATTCGATATCCCAAAACATTCGCAAAACTCATTGGAATTCCCATTGGGTTTATTTTGGTGATGCTATATAATGCGACAAGATGAGATTCACACATGAATAAGATATATCACATCTACTTAAAAAATGAATGCATTTGTCATTCATTATCAGAAGAAGAGTTTAAAATTTTATGGGATTTTGCCCAGAAGTTAACCTGGTTGACTGATATTAATAAAGACGATATTCAGTATGAGGAGTTGACCACAAGCAAGGAATTTGCTCTCAGCTCCTCATATTGACATGATCTAAATAGGACGCTACAATTAAGTTGCAGTTTATTTCGTTTTATGGAGTTAATAGAAAAATTTAATAGAAGTTTACCAGATATTCTTGACGAAAATGAATGTTGGGAATGGCAAGGAAACAGAAATGACAGACGAGGTGGATATGGTAATCTATTCCACAATAAAAAGTCATTAAAAGCCCACAGAGTTTCTTATGAAATCTATTATGCAGAACCACTAGGAGAATTGCATTGTTTACATAAATGTGATAATCCATCTTGTGTAAATCCATTACATTTATTTGTAGGAACTAATCTCGATAATATAAAAGATAAAATTTCTAAAGGTAGGTGTTTTACTGGGAATCAAAAAGGACAACATAATGGAGCATCAAAATTAAAAGACGATGATGTAAAAGTCATTAGAGAATTGTATAATACAGGAAATTATACAACCATAAAACTTGGAGAGATGTATGGCGTACATAGATCTACAATTTCTTATATCGTAAATAACAAAACTTATACACATTTATTGGAGGATTTGTCGTGAGTCGTGGTTTTACAGTAAAAGCAAAAGCTCCCATTGCAGAGAATAAGCAAGAATGGGACTATGAAAAAATTAAAGAACGAATGAAAGGTAAGAGCATTGTGTTCTGTTTACCTGGTCGAGGTTGTTCATTTATCTTCTTAAAGGCATTTGTACAATTATGTTTTGATCTAGTACAGAATGGAATGAGCATTCAAATTTCACAAGATTACTCATCCATGGTAAACTTTGCTAGATGTAAATGTCTTGGAGCAAATGTACTTCGTGGACCAAAGCAAATTCCTTGGGATGGAAAACTTCAGTATGATTATCAATTATGGATTGATAGTGATATTGTCTTTGATTCCAATAAGTTTTGGCAACTCTGTGATCTTGCCTTGAATGAAGAAGGAGAAGAAAAAGAAGTTGTTGCTGGTTGGTATTGCACCGAAGATGGTCGCACTACTTCAGTTGCACATTGGCTCGAAGAGGAAGAATTCCGTCAAAATGGCGGTGTGATGAATCATGAGACAGTGGAAAGCATCAGCAAGCGTCGTAAGCCATTTACAGTTGATTATACTGGATTTGGTTGGGTTCTGATTAAGAATGGAGTATTTGAGAATCTAGAGTATCCTTGGTTTGCTCCTAAGATGCAAATATTTGAATCAGGCGCAGTTCAGGATATGTGTGGAGAAGATGTTTCATTCTGTCTTGATGCAAAAGAAGCAGGATTTGAAATCTGGTGTGATCCTAGGGTTCGAGTGGGTCACGAGAAAACTCGTGTGTTGTAGTGGAATATGATTAACATACTCTACAAAGGTAGAAAAATTTATACAAATCTCACCGAAGAAGAATCTACTGAAGTTCTCTTTGAACTCGCAGAAAAATCTTATGCTGGTGAAATTGATGCAAATGAAATTGAATTGGAGGAAGTTTAATGGCTAAAATCAAAAGTCTGAGTGGTGCAGATCAAATTGAATCTAAACCCAAAAAATCCCGACAGGGAGATGGGAAGCATACAAAATATGCTGCAACGAGCAGGAACAATGCCCGAAAGCCAACAAGAGGTCAGGGCAAATAAATATTAGGAGTCTACGGACTCCTTTTTTTATGTCCAAAAAAGAATATATTTTAAATTGGATTCAAGAAGTTTCTAAGATGCGTCCTGAATTAGGTGGATTTGCTGTGTGTCCTTATGCTAAATCCGCTTCTTATGAGATCATAGATATTGATGTGAAAGAAATAAAGCCCGTTGATGGGTATGATGTGATAATTTTTATTGTTAAAGATGATTTATGCTTGGAAGAAATTCAAAAATGGGTGGAATTTTATAATGATAGATACCCTTTTTGGAAATTTTTTGAAGATTGTGCATCTTATAATACCTATATCAATGGAATTCAAACTAATAACGGCAAATATAATCTGATTATAGCTCAACCAACAGATAAATTGAGAACATTCAGAGAAAAATTAGCCAAAACCGATTATTATTCATATTGGGAAGATGAATATCTCAAAGAAATACTAGAAGAAGACTATAAATTAATTGACTTGGGATAGCAACCCCATTAAAAGTTCTGATTTTATACAATCAGGAGGTCAAAATGGCTAAAAAAGTTGATAAAAGTAGTGATTTTATGCGTGAAATGTGGGGAACCGCATACTTAGCCAGTGAATATGGCTGGGATAAAAAATTTGAATCACAAAAAATGCTTCGTGAAATCAATCATGATGATGCAACACCAAAAAAACATGATTTTGTAGTTCAAAATGAACTTCATTCACATATTCGCAATGATGATGACTATGATGACTGGGAATATGGTACAGAACCTATATTTGGTTAATAAATAAGATAGAATTAATATGATATAAATGCCGTTAGAGCGAGTCAGTAAAGCATTTAAGGATATCAGCCTGTCATTGCAGGTCAATCCATTAAATTATGATATCATTGACATCAAAAATGAAACTGCAATTGCTCGCTCTATTCGTAATTTAGTATTTACTATACCTGGAGAAAGATTTTTCAATCAAACTTTAGGATCTAAAGTTTCCCAAAGTCTTTTTGAAAATATTGATGATGTATCAGCATCAATACTACAAGATGAAATTACAAATACTATCGAAAATTATGAGCCAAGAGTTGATTTGATTGGAGTAGATGTTGAACCAAATTATGATGAATATGAATTTAATGTAACAGTAAGATACTATATTGTTGGAATTGATGCCCTTCCACAGCAGCTCACATTTGCACTACAGTCAGTACGATAATGGCATTAGTTAATTTCACAAATTTAGATTTCGATCAGATAAAAACTTCAATTCGTGATTATTTGAGGTCCAACTCGAATTTCACTGATTATGATTTTGAAGGTTCTAACATGTCTGTTTTAATTGACATGTTGGCGTACAACACTTATATTGCATCATACAATGCAAATATGGTGAGCAATGAAGTTTTCATTGATAGTGCAACTCTTCGTGAAAATATTGTAGCATTGGCAAGAAATATTGGGTATATTCCCAAATCAAGAAGAGCAGCAAAAGCAAATATAAGTTTTTTTGTTGAGGTTTCAGACCCAAAGATTAAAGTCGTTACATTAAAAAGTGGTGTTATTTGTAATACATTAAACTTTGGACGATCTGCATTTGTTTTTTCTGTTTTAGATGATATAACTGTTCCTGTAATTAATGGAATTGCCAGTTTCGATGGTATTGACATTTATGAAGGATCTTATATTAATACAAATTTTACAGTCAGTTCAATTAATAGTGAATATAGCAATCAAAGATTTATTCTAGAAAATAGAGGAATAGATACAAGAACCTTAAAGGTATCAGTTAGAGATACACAATCAAGTAGTAGCGCAAGAAAATTTATTAACTCTACAAGTATTCTTGATGTAACATCAACATCAAAAGTATTTTTTATACAAGAAATAGAAGATGAAAGATATGAATTAATATTTGGTGATGGAGTTTTTGGGGAAAAACTGATAGAAAATAACTATGTTGAAGTTTCATGTTTGATTTCAAATGGAACAGAAGGTAATGGATTTTCCTCCTTTAACTTCGCTGGTATTTTGGTCGATGGAAATGGAGCACCAATCAATGGAACAGTATCACTAATTACCACAAACTTGACATCTTCTGGTGGTTCTGCAATCGAATCAATAAATTCCATCAGAAATTTTGCACCAAGAGCATATGCTTCACAAAATAGAGCAGTAACCGCAGCAGATTATGAAACTCTAATTCCCAAAATTTATCCAGAAGCAGAATCTGTTAGTGCATTTGGCGGAGAAGAATTGGTCCCACCACAATATGGTAAAGTGTTCATCACTATAAAACCTTTCTTTGGTTCATTTTTATCCAATAATACAAAAGATAATATTAGATCAGAACTAAGAAAATATGCAGTAGCTGGTATTGTTCCAGAAATTCTAGACA